AAGGTTTGTTAATTAAGCAATACGAATAATTGCGTTTGATGCGTCATTGGTTGGGAAGATGATGGTGAAGTCACCGTCCGAAGCCGTTTTGTCTGCACCAAAGTCCAACACACAAACCGATGCATTGGTCAGCGTGGTATTAGCATTGCTGTTTGCCGAAGGAGTAGTGTTGTAAATCAAAGCGCCACGAGCCGTGAAGTTGGCGTTCGTGAAGGTCTCATCGGAAAAGTCAGTAAAGCCTGTACCGGTGTTGGCGTTAATGTTGGTTGCCGTTACACCTGTGTTGGTTAGCGCTTGTCCACCAGCCGTATAGTTAGTACCGGATGATGAAACTTCGTTAGAAGCGGTATAAGCCGTTGTGTTGGCGTCCAAAGAAGCCGAAGAAGTGTACAGAGCAAGTTTAAAAACGTCTGCTCCGGTGTCCGCTGAGGGACGAAAATCGTGTACAGCCAACAAAAGTTGGGCCTTAAACGAGGTGGTCATTGCTTGGGTAATAGGCATGTTAATGCTCCCTTATTCATCTAAAAGTTTAATAAACTCAGGATGTCCTGCTTTCCTGAACTTGATAGCCAATGTCGTATGGTGCGACTTAATGGCTTCCTTCATATAAAACACCAAAACCTGACGGATTTGATCTTTGAACGCCTCTGCCTGATCCCGAATGGCAGGGTGCGTCTGCGAACCTACAGAAATAATTTTGTCCAAAGCCCGTTCTGCAACTTCCTCTGGGGTAAACCCTCGGCCTTGCGTTGTAAGAACCTTGACATTTGCCCCCCCCAAAAGGAAGGCTACTTCGCTCATAGTGCTCATCGGACTGGATACCTCGCTTGTTCGGTTCTGTACATATCTTGACGATCTTTGCCTTCACCAAGTTGTTTCAACATGGCAAGCGCTTCATTATAGCGGGCTACGTAGTTATCGTTAACGTCTTTCTCGCCCTTCATAAAAGCATAGGCTTCAAGTAACGATCCATACAAAAGCGCCGAGTCAAAGTTAGTACCGAGCCAAGTTGTGCCAGAAGTAACAATAGACGCTGGATAGGCGTAATAATGCAACTCCATGTTGTAGTCTGCATCAGGGGTCGGCCCTAAAATGAACGTATTCTCATCAAAAATAGCGTAATGAGTGGGAGCACCTGTAGCAGTAGGGCTTGGGAAAGATTCTCGAATAAATTCAACATCCTTGTTTAAAAGATATTCTTGAGATCCGTTCGCATCAATCCTAGCCAATGAGAACGTAGCAAGCCAATCGGTTGGGGTCGTTAAGAACCTATTCCCACTTGTACAGTTACCCGTTACGTTTTCCCGGGATACAGGAAGTTGAACGCTGTTATAGATCCTCTGCTCGGCCTGACGAATAAACGTGTCCACCTGATCTTTTGTAAGAAAAGATGTAGTCGTAGCAGTAGTGGTCGCAACCACCGTATCTGGGAAATTATTCTCAGCATACGCTTGAATGGTCTGAAACAACGTCGAGTAATTCACAACTTACCCCATTTTTCCGCTAATTTTGCGGCCTTTGGTTGCAGCGCCATAACCACGCATTTCACCAACACCATAAGGATTAATTGGCGCATAGTTTCCTTTGCTAACAAATCCACTAGACATATTCATTTTGTCCATTTGCTCTGCACCAGTTTTATAAACTGAATAAGTTTGTACGTTAGTTGACTTGCCATCCATAGTGTGAGGCTCGGCATAAACTTCAGCACTACCAACTTCCTTCCCCATCATTTTTGCGCTGTACTTAGCCATTATCGACCCCTTCCGGAGTTTTTATAAGTAAAAGACGATACCTTTTGGTTGGCAACTTTTGCCAGCCCACGGCCTAATTGTTTCATCTGAAGGTTGGTTTTACCACCCTTAGCCATCTTTTTAACGCCGTGCATCTTGACCTCATGGCCTTTGACGGCCTTCTTAGCCACCTTTTCCATCATCGGCTTGTCTTTTGATATATCTGAATGTTTCATATGTGCTCCTTAAGTAATTGTTACTGTTACTACGCCTGTCTCACCCGCCCCAATTAAATTATTTGGGATAGGCAAATCTAAAGAATTTCCAAGACCCACCGGGTTCCAACCCCATTGAATCTGCCTACTACCACCTGACGGAGTGCCGTCACTACTAACCGCAGGAGTGTTAGTAGCCAATAACTGCAATCCTGTTAAACCGGCCTGCAAATAACTAGTATCATTACGTGGGTTCCTTAAAGCCTGTGGGTCATCTACCGGATACATCCCCAACTGTAACTGTGGCTGATCCGGTTCCCAACAAGAAGGGCAAACTAATATGTTCACATTCTTGGTCTTAATGACCAAACCCTTCAACTGCTTTAACTTGTACTGGAACCCACAGCGATCACACATCGCAATCGCATTTTTTCCAGAAGCAAACTTATTTCCCATTACTCAATAAACATTCTTCTAGGAACAAAACGAACAGCCGCCTTGTCCCTATCCTCTTCAGAGGCATATTGCCACTGTTCAGCATACTGTTCTTTTAATACAGCAACCCTATCAGGAGCAACCTTCAGTGCTAAGTAATATGCCAACCCAGCAATCATACAATTTAGGAATCGGAAGGGTATATCTTCTGTCGTGATGCCATTGCCAGCATCTTGAATCCTTCGCATACGCCAGTAGACGAACGTGTAAAAGTTGCTCTGATCGGGGGCAGGCCATACATAAATCTGAGGATGATCAACGCCAGTAGTCGTATTTGTACCGTTTGGTCTACCGCCCGGAGGGTAGGTAGCACCCGACTGACGGTCTACCCAAACCTGAATGGGACGACCAGTTGCTAATTTATTTGGGATAGTGGCATAGGTAGAAACACTAATACGGGTGATCGTTAGATCGGCTTGATTTGTACCAGTTCCTGTACGAGTTACGTGCTCAAGAAGATCAATTGTGTCTATTGGGAGTTCGTAAGAAACCTTATTGGCTACGAGTGGGATCTCCCCGTTCTCAATAGTCCAAAGGTTTACCCCACGATTAGACCACTCAACAGTGAGTAAGTTTAAACTGCGTCTGGCAGTCCGAAGGTCGTAACCAGTCCTGATTTCTTTACCGCAGCGTTCAAACGCCTCCTCAACTATATTGTTGAGGTCTAAGTTAAAGGAACTGGTGCCTGAAGTGGTCATTTTATTTTCCTATGCGGAGCAACTTTTTTAGCCACTCCTTTAGGCTGAGGAACAAACTGCTTCCCTGCGGCTTTACCGGCCCTCTTGGCTTTCGTGGTCGAGGCGTACTCTTGCGGGGAGAGCGCTTTGATGGCGCTACTTGGGAGGTATCTTTCCCCTGTCGCCTTCGGTCCTTGCGTAGAAGGTTTGCCACTCTTAGTTCTCCACTTTTGTTGAGTCCACGCCTTCAGACTTTGCTGCGGCTTTTTCAAGTTCGACATTCCGTTCCCTCTGTCTAATCTTTCTAAAGTCTTCAGCGGTGCTAATCAACCATTCAAAAACGTTTCCATCTTGATTGGAATCATAGACAGGGAATCTAATCCTTGTACCCACCGCCCGCTTTCTTGTACTGAATAGCCATCATTTGAGCCTTACGGGCACTCCATTGACCCGGAGCACCCCCCTTGTTTCCAGCCTTGATACGTTCAAATATAGACTTCCGTAGCCCGGGTTTGGTGTAATTACCAGCCTCATTCACCTTAGATACCTTGCCGCCTTCAGCGTACATAGTGACCTGATTCGGATCATCCTTACGGGTGATCGTCTTGGCCTTAGGCATCTTAGAGGGGTTTATAGCCCCCATTCCCCGGCTTGGTCTCATTTAACATTTACCGCCATTACGCATTTTGGTCATACCACCCTTGGCAAGAAGTTTGCCCTTGGTTTTGCCTTTTATAGCAACACCGTCGGCTCGCTTAGAGGCGCTGCCCATAGCAGGTTTACCAGTCGCCACTTTGCCCATCTTAGACGGACCCATTTTGGCTTTAGCCATGCCACCTTTAGCCATCTTGCCTTCGCCATCAGCCGCAAATGCAGGAACTTTTTTACCATCTTTCATAACCATCGGCATACCACCAGCAGCCATCTTTTTCATGTCTTTCCCTTTCGTAAATTCACGACCTACGGACGTTGGTACGCCCACCTTTTTTGCAAACTTGGGGTTATTAGCCACCGCTTGCATAAACCGTTCTTGCTTGGCTGATACGCTAGGCACGAGTCTTACCCCGAATCGCTATGCCATCAGCCCGGGCAGAAGCAGACTTTACCTTACCGCCTTTTTTATAAACTTCGATTCCTAGTTCACGAAGTCTTTTCTTCATTTCATCAGTTGGTGCAGATTCACCGGTCATATCAACCCCGGCAGATTGCATACCAGAAAGTAATTTGCCCATAACTCCGCTACCACCAGATGAGCCGCCGCCCGGTTGTGCCTCTACTGTTCCAGATTTCATTCCCATATCACACCATCCTTCCCTTAGTTTTACCCCGCACTGCACAACCATCAGCGGATTTAACATACCCACCAGATCTCTTGCCTTCAGACTTTTCTTCTTTAGGCTTTTCTTCTTTAGGCTCTTCTTTGGGCTTTTTAGGCGAAGTTAGAGCACGTACACCAATATCAAGAAGTTGAAGCGCTGGTCCGATAGCCATG